TGAGAATTGTCATCAACATTTTTAATATCCGCAAGTGCAATACTAACGTTTACTGTATTAAATCCTGCAACTAAAATTTTTATACCAATGTATTTTGTTGGTTCTATTTTAGGAGTGATTAGTGCAGTTATACGAAAGGCGGCATTTGTAATACTATTATGTTCATGGTTTACACTCATGAACGGAATTGCAATTTGGAAGTTATTTTTATGATCTATATGGTAGACATAGACGGAACAATATGTTATACTGACGGAAGTAATTATAAAGAAAGTAAGCCAAATGAAGGACGCATAGAGATTTTAAATAAACTCTATGACGAAGGAAATGAACTACATTATTGGACTGCCAGAGGTGCAAATTCTGGTATAGATTGGCAAGAGTTTACAGAGGCACAATTAAAAGGCTGGGGAGTTAAATTTACAACAATTAAAATGGGAAAACCCCATTACGATTTATGGATAGATGATAAGGCGATAAATGATAGAGAATACTTTTGGTACGGACCACGTGGAATTAGAAAATAAAAGCGAGGCATCTTCATGAGTTATGTAGATGCTATGTTTGATCGTGATGCTGATATAATTCGTGTAGTAGAACGAAAAGAAGGCAAACGTCATTTCACAGAATATCCTATAAAATATACATTTTATTATAAAGATCCTCGCGGTAAGCATAAAAGCATTTATGGTGATCCTTTAAATAGAATAGTATCTAAGTCAACTAAAGACTTTCGTAAAGAACTTGCAATAAACAATACAAAAACATTATTTGAAAGTGATGTAAATCCAATCTTTCAATGTTTAAGTGAAAACTATCTTAATCAAGATGCACCTAAACTTAATGTAGCATTTTGGGATATAGAAACAGACTTTGATCCTGAACGTGGCTTTGCTGATCCATCAGATCCGTTTATGCCGATAACTGCAATTAGTGTACATTTACAATGGATGGATACACTTGTTACATTAGCAGTTCCTCCTAAAACAATTACAATGGATGAAGCTAAAGAACAAACTAAAGAATTTCCTAACACACATTTATTTGAAAAAGAAGAAGAGATGTTAAAAACATTTCTTGATTTAATTGAAGATGCTGATATAATAAGTGGTTGGAATTCAGAAGGTTATGACATTCCATATACAATTAATAGAGTAAGCAGAATATTAAGCAAAGATGATACAAGACGCTTTTGTCTTTGGAAACAACTTCCAAAGAAACGTGAATATGAAAAATATGGGCGTAAACTTGAAACATATGATTTAGTAGGTCGTGTACATTTAGATAGTTTAGAACTGTATAGGAAATATACATATTCTGAAACACATTCTTATAGATTAGATGCTATTGGTGAAGCAGAAATAGGTGAAACAAAAACAGTTTATGAAGGTACATTAGACGAACTTTATAAAAACGATTTTAAAAAGTTTATTGAATATAATAGACAAGATGTTGCATTATTAGATAAACTAGATAAAAAATTAAAGTTTATCGATCTTAGTAATGAACTAGCACACGCAAATACTGTATTACTGCAAACTACAATGGGTGCAGTAGCAGTTACTGAACAAGCAATTATTAACGAAGCACACGGTAGAGGATTACAAGTACCTAATAGAATAAAACGTGAACCAGGTACTACTGCGGCGGCTGGTGCTTATGTGGCATTTCCTAAAAAAGGATTACATAAGTGGATTGGATCAATGGATTTAAATTCACTATATCCGTCTGTTATTAGAGCATTGAATATGGACCCAGCAACTATTGTAGGACAATTAAGACCAACAGATACAGATGCAATGGTCGAAGAAGCAATGACATTACAGAAAAAATCATTTGCAGGTGCATGGGAAGGTCGCTTTGGCACATTAGAATACGAAGCAGTAATGGAACAACGTAAAGATATTGACATTACTATTGATTGGGAAAACGAAGATACTGAAATAATGAGTGCATATCAAGTTTACAAATTAATATTTGATAGCCGTAAACCTTGGATGTTAACAGCAAATGGTACTATTCTAACAAACGAATTTGATGGTGTTATACCTGGACTATTAAAACGTTGGTATGCAGAACGTAAAGAACTGCAAGAAATGAAACAAAAAGCAATCAACGCCGGTAATAAAATTGAAATAGACTTCTGGGATAAAAGGCAACTTGTTAAAAAGATTAACCTAAATAGTTTATATGGTGCAATATTAAATCCTGGTTGTAGATTCTTTGACAAACGTATTGGACAATCAACTACATTAACTGGAAGACAAATTGCAAAACATATGGCGGCTGAAGCTAACAAAGTTATTACAGGCCAATACGATCATGTAGGTGATAGTGTAATATACGGAGATACAGATTCTGTATACTTTAGTGCTTTTCCTGTATTGAAAAAAGAAATTGAAACAGGTAAATTACCTTGGACAAAAGAAAGTGTTATTAAATTATATGATCAAGTAGCAGATGAAGTTAATAAGACGTTTATCGAATTTATGGGCAAAGCATTTCATTGTCCAAAGACTCGTGCAGATGTAATTGCGGCAGGTAGAGAAATGGTTGCAGAAAATGGCTTATATATTACAAAGAAACGTTATGCGGCATTAATATATGATGATGAAGGTGAACGTAAAGATGTAGACGGCAAGCCAGGCAAAGTCAAAGCTATGGGTTTAGATCTTAAACGTTCAGATACTCCTGTGTTTATGCAGAACTTTTTAGCTGAAATATTACACATGGTATTAACTGATAAAACAGAAGCTGAAGTATTAGAACGTATTACAGAATTTAGAACAGAATTTAAATTACGTCCTGGATATGAAAAAGGCTCTCCTAAACGTGCTAATAAAATCGGTGAATATCAACGTAAAGAGGAAAAGCAAGGTAAAGCAAATATGCCCGGACACGTTCGAGCAAGTATTAATTGGAATACATTAAAACGAATGAATGGAGACAAATATAGTCAAACAATTGTAGATGGTATGAAAGTTATTGTTTGCAAATTAAAACAAAATCCATTAGGTTATACAAGTGTTGCATACCCTACAGATGAATTACGTTTACCTAACTGGTTTAAAGAACTTCCATTTGATAATGAATCTATGGAAGAAACTATTATTGATAATAAACTAGGTAACTTAATTGGTGTATTGAACTGGGATGTTGCAAGTACACTACAACATAATACTTTCCAAACATTGTTTGATTTTGGAGATGGAGAAAAATAATGCATGGAATGATAGACTTAGAAACATTAGGAGTTAAACCTAACTCTGCTATATTAACAGTTGGAGCAATTAAATTTAATCCTTTTACTGATGACGAGCCTCATGATGGATTATACCTACGTATTAATGTAGATGACCAAACTGAAATAGGTCGCACAATTGACCAAGGTACATTAAACTGGTGGGCTAAACAAAAAGCAAGTATAAGAGACGAAGCCCTAGGTGATGAAGACAGAGTAGACCTACGTGACTTTACTAAACGCCTAAATAAATGGTGTGTTGGTTTAGATTATTTGTGGGCTCAAGGGCCTATGTTTGATTTTGGTATGTTAGAAAACTTATATGAACAACTAGGTCAGCCAGTACCTTGGAACTTTTGGCAAATACGTGATAGTCGTACATTGTTTGCAATGATGCCTAAAGACCCTCGTAAAGCTATACAGAGCGACGCACACAACGCCTTAGCGGATTCTTACTATCAAGCCAAGTGCGTCCAACAAACATATAAGCATTTTGGAATAAAGAGATGAGATTGATACAGCCTATTTTTGCTGGTGTTGAAACTAAAGACACCGGTTTAGGCAAGAATAATAAAATTTATAATGCTTGGAAGGAAATTAACGAGCGAGTACAAAAAGATATTGATTTAGGTGTTAAAGAATTTCTTTTATTTTATATTCCAGAATTTAAATTAGGTGAAAAAGCAGATACTTGGAGGCAAGGCGAAGGTATCGACGAACATAAATTTGATCAAGTATGTGTAACTGCCGCTAGTCTTTCTACATTACCAATTAAACTAAATGTAGATGTTTGTTTATGTGCATATACCAAAGATGGGCATTGTTGCATAACAAATGATCAAGAACGTACAGACCAATTATTATTAGAACAAGCAAAAGCAATTTATACAGCCTCTGGTGCCACGATTGCACCAAGTGATTGTCAACTTAATACTGTTAAGAATATTAAAAATATTAAAGATGGTAATATTCCAGTAATGAGTTATAGTACAAAGTTTCGCTCTACTTTTTACGGCGGATGGCGAAACGTAATGGGAATTGAAAAGGGTATCGAAAGACCTTATCAGTTAGATGTATCATCGAGAGCAGATGCTATCCAACGTTCAATTGACTATGCTAATGATGGTGCAGATGAATTAATGGTTAAACCTGGTATGACGAGTATAGATTTAATTCGTGATATCAAAAATGCTACAAACAAACCTTGTGGGGTGTTTCAAACCTCAGGAGAATACTTAGGTATAGGTGCGCCTGGTAGTTTATTAGAAACATACAAAATATTTAAACGAGCTGGAGCAGACTATATGATTTCTTATGGAGCAAGAGATTTATGTTATCTAAAAGTGTCGAAAGGAGACTTAAAATAATGGGTACTTTAGTAGTTGAAGGTAAAACAAAATTAATTACAAAAGGTGATAAGCCTTTTACAGTTAATATGATAGCAAAAGATTTTTTAACAGGTGGCGATGCCGCTAAAAAAGAAGAACTTACTGATATAGGAATACAAAAAACAAAACAAGCATCGAACGTATTTAAGATGCTTGAAAAGAATAATATTCCTACATCTTTTATTGAACAATCAAAACCAAATACTATGATTCATCATGAGTGTGAAATGATTCCACTTGAATTTGTTGTTAGACGTTATGCTTTTGGTAGTTACTTAAAACGTAACCCTGCACCATTAGATGTTGGCTATGGTCCTGACGTAAAACGTTTTGAAACTCCGGTATGGGAAATTTTTCATAAACATTCTGTTGTAATGCCTCCATGGGTAACTACACCTACACAAATGGATGAGAATGAAGCTAGAGAAAAATATCTAATAGATGGTTCATGGGCTGACGGTGTATATACAGATCCTTATATTAAAATTACTGATGATGAATGGGGACTGTATTCTGCAAAAGATCCTATTAAAGGTGAACCTTTAATGACTACTGAAGTCTTACTTCGTGACAGTGAATTAGAGACTGCAATTAATAAAATTGTTATTCCTGCCTTTGAAGCTATAGAAAATAGTTGGAAGGAAATTCGTACAGTTGACGGACCTGTACATCTAGTAGATATAAAATTTGAATTAGGATGGCGAGTTTTTGGACATCCTAAAGATAGTCTTTTAGTATTATCAGATGTTGTTGATAATGATAGTTGGCGTATTTGGCCTGGCGGAAATTCTAAAAAACAATTAGATAAACAATCTTTTAGAGATGGAGAAGATTTATCTAATGTTGCAAACAAGTACCAATTAGTAACAGAACTAACGAGTAAATTTTAATGAAAATTGGTATAACATTTAGTACATTTGATTTATTACACGCAGGACATATTGCTATGTTGCGTGAAGCAAGAGAACAATGCGATTATCTTATTGCTGGGTTACAAGTTGATCCAACAATAGATAGACCAGAAAAAAATAAACCTATTCAAACTATAGTTGAACGATACACGCAATTAAAAGGTGTACGTTATGTTAATGAAATTATTCCCTATGTTAAAGAAACAGATATAGATGATATCCTTTTATTACGTAACGGTATTAATATACGTATCCTTGGTGTTGAATATGAAGGTAAAGATTTTAGTGGTAAAGCAACAGGTGAACGTTTAGGAATAGAGCATTATTATAATAAACGTAATCATAGATTCTCTAGTACTGATTTAAGAAAAAGAGTAACGAATGATAGTTGAAAATAATAAAACACCTTTTTACCATACAATTATTCATGATTACTTTACACCTGAAGAACGTGAACTTATTTGGGATGAATTAGAAACTTTACATTCTAAGCTCGAAGGTCCTGAAGTTACAGGAGACCCAAGAGCATCGATGTTAAAACGTGGACTTTATTTAGATCACGAATATGAAAATAGACGTAATGAAAGTAATATATTATCTATATCTAGAAAAATATTTGATTTAGAAAAACTTGGACAATTAAAAGAAAATATCTTTTCTAAATACTTAAACGTATGTAATCTAGATTATACATTACTTAATTACTATCCAACACAAAGCAACTATAAAGATCATCGTGATGTTAGTGTTTTAAGTTCAACTATTTGCTTATGGAAAGAACCAAAGCAATTTACAGGTGGTAATTTATTTTTTAAACAATATAATTACACACCATTAATGATGAATAATAGTATGATTCTATTTCCTGGATTTGAATTACATGAAATTTTAGATACTGAAGTAACAAAGGAAACATTTGGCAGATACGCAATAAGCCAATTTTATTTAATAAATGGTTAAAGATATTCACTCAAAAAAAATATTAATAACAGGCAGTCGTGGAATGGTTGGTGAAGAACTACGAATAAGATTATTATACGACCACGAAATACACACATTAGATTTACTAGACGGACAAGACCTTAGAACTTGTGATTTAGATTATGATGTAGATGTAATATTTCATTTAGCTGGAAAGAGCGGTGTCAGACGTAGTCTTACACATCCAAAAGAATATTGGGAACATAATGTGATAGCATCAAAAAGATTATTTGAGGCATTTCCAAAAGCAAGGATTATATATGCAAGTTCAAGTACTGCAAAAGAACCTTGGAGGAATCCTTATGCTTTATCAAAACATACAATTGAAAAGATTGCGCCACGTTCATCATTAGGATTACGTTTTACAACTATATACAATGGAGACCAAGAACCTAGGCCAAATATGTTTATACCAAAACTTCTTAGACGCGAAATTGACTACATTAATATAAACCATAAACGAGATTTTATACACGTTAGCGACATTTGTGATGCTTTAATTCATTTAATGAATAAAAGATTAACAGGTGTATTTGATTTGGGCACAGGTAAATCACACAAATTGAAAGATATTACAGACCATTTAGGTTTGTATCCTAAACAACAAATTGGCGACAAGCATGAGCGTCTAGATAACCAAGCCGATATTACAAGACTAAAAAAATCAGGGTGGAAACCTACCCTTGATATATTTGAGTACTTTAATGAGCGAGGACTACAAAAAAATGCTTGACTTTGTATTAAAACAATCATATAATAAACATTTAATGGAGAAAAACGTATGAAAGACATCTTACAAGATATCGTTGCCCATACACATTCGCTAGGATTTCTTAATCTAGTTAAAGTTACAGGCGACGACCAAAGTACAACTATCGAGAGTATGGCTGAGGATCGTTCTGTAATTTTATCAGCAACAACTAAAACACCAGTTTCTGAATTTAAAGAAACATTTGGTATGCCTAATTTAGATAAGTTAGCTTTGCATTTAAAGAATCCGGAATATCAAAAAAATGCAAAACTATCTGTAGAAAAAGCAGATAGAAACGGAGTAACTATTCCGACACATATTCACTTTGAAAATGAAGCAGGTGATTTCCAAAATGATTATCGTTTTATGAACAGCGAGATTATTAATGAGAAATTAAAATCTGTTAAGTTCAAAGGTGCAACTTGGGAAGTAGAATTTGAACCAAGTATGGCGGCAATCAATAGAATGAAATTGCAAAGTGCCGCACACGCAGAAGAAACTGTTTTTACAGTTAAAACAGAAAATAATACATTAGTATTTTACTTTGGTGATCATTCAACACACGCAGGATCATTTGTATTCCAACATACAGGAGTTGTAAACGAATTAAAACATTCTTGGAGTTGGCCAGTAGCACAAGTACAAGCTATATTAAGTCTTGATGGAAAACAAACAATGAAAATTTCCGATCAAGGGGCTATGCAAATTAGTGTTGATTCAGGATTAACGGAATATAATTATATTTTACCTGCACAATCTAAGTAGGGGGAATGTGTGAATAAAGATCTTACAACTGCACAAAAAGATTATGCAATCTTTCTTCCAGCAATAAGTGGCTTCTTTGCAACTTATATAGGAAAACAACGTCATGACGAATACGTTGATAAAACAAGAGTACCGTCGAACTTTCCAAACGATGTAGAAAGTATGAACTGGCTAAACCCACAAAAAGGTTTATTCAATTATCATTGGAGTTTATATAGTGCAGGTCATGCCGAACTAGATGTAAACAAACATTCACCTAAAGAAGATATGATCCGTAATAGGGATCGTAATAATAGTTGGCTACTTGGTGACTCAGGTGGTTTCCAAATAGGTAAAGGTGTTTGGGAAGGTGATTGGAAAGATCCTAGCTGTCCTAAAGCTAAAAAGAAACGTGAACAAGTTTTAACTTGGATGGACGCATATATGGATTATGGAATGATATTAGATATTCCAGCTTGGGTATCACGTTCGCCAGCTGGAGCAAAAGCAACAGGAATTGACAATTATCAAGATGCCGTTAATGCAACACGCATTAATAACGATTACTTTATGAAAAATCAAAATGGTAATTGTAAATTCTTAAATGTTTTACAAGGCGAAAACCATGCTGATGCAGAAGATTGGTATCAGCAAATGAAAGATTATTGTGATCCTACAAAATATAGTGATCATTTTAGAGGTTGGTCAATGGGTGGCCAAAATATGTGTGACATACACCTAGTACTAAAAAGAATTGTAGCATTACGTTTTGATGGACTATTAGAAACAGGTAAGCATGACTTTATGCACTTCTTAGGTACATCTAAACTTGAATGGGCGGCCTTACTGACTGACATACAAAGAGCAGTTCGTAAATACCATAATCCAAACTATACAGTTACATTTGATTGTGCAAGTCCTTTCTTAGCAACTGCAAATGGGCAAGTTTATATTCAAACAGAAACAGAAGATAGATCTAAATGGGTATATCGAATGGTTCCGAGTATTGATGATAAAAAGTATGCTACAGATACTCGTTCATTTAAAGATGCAGTACTACAAGATGGTATATTTAAAAACTTTGAAGATTCTCCTATAACAGATGGTTTAAAAGTTTCAGATATTTGTTGTTATAAACCGGGCGACCTAAATAAAATAGGTAAAGAAGGTAAAACTAGTTGGGATTCATTTAGCTATGCAATTCAAATGGGACATAATGTTTGGCACCATATTAATGCAGTACAAGAAGCAAATAGACAATATGATAACAATGTTATTCCAAAAATGCTAGTTGAAGAAAAATTTGATAGAGTTTATTTTAGAGATGTTGTTGAGGCGATATTTGCAACAGATAATAAAGATACTGCAATGGCCGTAATAGAAGAATTTAATAAGTTCTGGTTATCTATTATTGGTACTAGAGGTGCAACAGGTAAAAAGACAATTAACGCAAGTACACAGTTCGGTAATCTTTTTTGGGAAGGTGATGATATTAATGGTATTACACAAGATGCCGATAACGAACTTGAGTTAGAAGAAAGCAAGTTAGAGGAACTGGAGAATGAACAAAAGTAAAAAAAGAAGACGCTTACAAGAAGAGTTTGATTACTTACATAGAAAAGTTGAACAAATGGAACAAGAAAGAGATAATAAAGGCAACAGAGGCTGGACATCAAAAGGCTTACTAACTAAACATAAAAAATTAAAACTAAAAATCAAAGATGAATTGGCAAAATTAAAATTACACCAGATGTAAAAAAGGCTTGACATATGGATAAGATATGTTATAATAAACTGTATAGTAATATTATTTAGGCAAAACGAGGTACAAACTTATGAAAACTTTTATGCTGTTATTGGCGTTTACTATCACTGACCCAGGCGGAATAGAACAAGAAGAAATTGTTAATGTGCTATCAAGACATTTTGATACAAAACCGGAATGTGTTGAGTTTGTAGAAGATTGGGAAGATACAATCCGATCACGTGGACTTAGAGTTGTCCAAGGAATGTTAAAAGAAGGATGGACAGTTGATTTAATCCATGTTGGTTGCACAGAAAAACCAAGTTTGGAAGTTATAACAGGCGTTAAAGAAGAGGCAAAAGAATCTTTTCCAGGTGATGAGAATTTTGGATCAGGAAGTGACAATTAATGGAACGTGCTTATAAAGATGGTGAAAGTTCGAACGTAGTATTTTTTACTGGGTTTGAAGTAGAAAAAACGCCTGCCTTTGGAATGGACACATTATTTGTAGTTGGCCCACAACCTTTAAACGATATCATTAAACACGCAGAACACCAAGGTAGCGAACATATATATCTTGGTGCTAATCAAAGTTTCCACGTAGACCTAGTACAAAATCATCTAGGTGAAATCGATTTATGGACAGAAATTATAGAGGGTTTACTCGACCAGAACTACTGGGTAACATTAGATTATGATGTTAAGTATCATAAATGGATACTAGAAGGTGGGTTTAACGAGTATGATAAATTTATTTCACAAATTAGTATAAAGTTACCTAATATAGAGGAGTTAAATTATAATGCTTGTATTAAACTTGATGACAGAGATTTTGATGCATCTAACCCTGGTGTTTGGATTCACCAAGTACATGATTTAATGGATCGACGTACTTTTACAAAATGGAGCGAGTACGAAAAAGATGCTCCAATAGAGGTTGACAAAAAATAAAGAAGGTAGTATACTAATGGGTATAATGGACCAAATGGTATTAGAAAATATGGAAAAAGAAAAACATGAAAAAATTATGCGAGGAGCAAGTCGCATGATATGGGTTACATTCCGCAAAGAAGGAATACATAAGTATCCTGCGGCATTAGATGATCCAAAATTAGCTACAGGAGATAAGTTTGATGTATCCTTTTTAGGATATCCACATAGACATATTTTTCATTTTAAAGTAGCAATCGAAGTATTCCACGATGATAGGGATATTGAATTTATACAATTTAAAAGATGGTTGGAGGAACTATATGAAGGGGAATTAAATGTAGACTACAAATCTTGTGAAATGATGGCAGATGATTTATACGAAAAAATTTCTGCACGTTATTCAGGTAGAACAGTACACATTGACATTTCTGAAGATGGCGAAAATGGTTGCCATATAGAATATGCAGATAGCTAAAAGGAGACCACATTGTGGGTTATTTTGCAGAACGTCCCGACGTAGTACAGATCTTTGATGATCTTGATAAGTTACGCGACTTTTGTCGTTTTGAAGGTTACAAGTTTGATGAACGAGACTTGTATAATAAAAAAAGCCGAGTTTGGCAGGCTTTCTTAAATCCAGAGAAGGCTCGAAGAGAACGTCAAGCAAGGCATCGTCATAAAAGGAACAAACGTAGACAATGACAATTTATATAGTAGATATTGAAGCAGTTGATACAAGATACACTAAACAATGGAAAGAGTATCTGCCAGCACAACTACGGAAAGCTACTCAAGAAGATGTTGTTGTTATCAGTGGAGGAGAAACTCCTCAGGCTACAACGCCTGGGGCTTTTCTTAACTTTGGTGGTACAAACGTTTATAAAAGTAAACAACTCGAACAAATAGGCGAAATGTTTTGTAATGGAAAAATACAAGACGGTGACTATTTCTTATATACAGATGCATGGAACCCTACTGTTTTACAATTAAAATATATGGCAGAGTTGTTAGGTGTAAAAATTAAAATTGGTGGTATGTGGCACGCCGGCAGTTATGATCCGGCAGACTTTTTAGGTAGATTAATTGGAGATGCACCTTGGTGTAGATTTGCAGAACAGTCTATGTTTGAAGCATATGATCATAATTTTTATGCAACACAATTTCATATTAATCTTTTTCTTAAGAGTTTTAAAAATGCATATCCAGGTAAAATGGTTCGTACTGGTTGGCCAATGGAATACCTAGCACGTAGTTTAGACTCTTATAAAAATATGCCAAAAGAAAATTTAATTTTATTCCCACATAGAATCGCACCAGAAAAACAACCAGACATATTTAGAGATTTACCAACACAATTACCCGACTACGAATTTATAGTATGCCAAGATCAAGTTTTAACAAAGAACGAATATCATAATTTATTAGGTCGTGCTAAGATTGTGTTTAGTGCTAACTTACAAGAAACATTAGGTATAAGTTGGTACGAAGGTGCATTAGTTGATACTATACCAATGGTTCCAGATAGATTAAGTTACCAAGAGATGGGTTTAGAAGAATTTAAATATCCATCAGAATGGACTGCTTCTTTCAAAGCCTATACACATCATAAAGAAGCAATTACCGAGCGAATTAAGGATTACATAGAAAATTATGATAATTATATTCCTTTGATACGTAAACAAGTTACTAAATTAAAAAACGATTTCTTTAGCGGAAAAAAATTATACGAAGGGATTATATCATGACTATTGACACATCTAAACTGCCCAAAACAGACATTAATCTATCATATGATACTAACCTTGTATCAACAATGGACAGTACCCCTTATACTATAACATTTGATAGTACATCAGAAATGGAAAATAGCCCAACTGCTATTACACTTAATAATAGCACACCTATTACATGGAGTACAGGTACAGGTCCAGAATGGAATAATGTTGGTAATTGGCCATCTGAACTTATTATTAATGACATGATTAAAAAATATCCTGGACTTAAATTACAATATGAAAAGTTTATGACTGTATATAATCTAATTAAAGACGAATACAAATATGAGGAACCTATTAATGATGGATCTGTTTAAAAATAGGAAACGAATTATTTACGATCGTCATAATAATATTCCGTATTTAATTAGATATTATTTGTTTTTAAAAGAAAGAAAAAATTTTCCTTTTAATATTACGTTGCATAAAATTTTAGTTAGCGATTTAGATGACTTGCATGACCATCCATGGAACTATGCTACATTAATTTTAAAAGGTGGATATTATGAACACACACCAGAAGGTAAATTTTGGCGTGGTCCAGGACACTTTCGTTTTTGTAAAGCATCATCTTTACATAGATTAGAACTTGATAAAGACGAAGATGGAAATGAACTACCTTGTTGGAGTTTATTTTATATGGGGCGAAAACAACAAGAATGGGGTTTTATAAAAAATGGCAAATGGATACACAATGAAAAATATCTTGCTGAAAAAAATAAAGAACCTAAAAATAGATTAGAACAAATGGCATCATTAACACATGATCCTATTGCTCATTGTTAAGGAGAATTATGGTTAAAAAACATTATTACAGTTGGACTAATATAGAAAATATGTGTAAACAGATTGTACTTGGTATGTACAAAGATAAATGGATACCTGAGTACATTGTAGGTATTACACGAGGTGGTAATATACCAGCGGCTATATTAAGTAATATGTTAGATATTAGATGTGAATCATTAAAAGTTGCATTACGTGATCACAAAAGAAAAAATGAATCTAATACATGGATGGCTGAAGATGCCGTTGCAAAAAGAAAAAATATTTTAATAATAGATGATATCAATGACACAGGTGCTACTTTCAAATGGATTAAAAATGATTGGGCTATTAATGGTCATGACAATGTTCGCTTTGCAGTTTTAACTGAAAACTTATCAAGTGAATTTGGAGATGTCAAATATTGGGCTCATGAAGTAAACAAAGCCGAGGATGATGTATGGTTAGTATATCCTTGGGAGAACGTTGGATCGTATAAAGATGACAAATGTTGTTGAGTTTAAAAAGAAAAAAGAAGTTTATGTTTTAAAATTTAAAACAGCAAATGTTATTAAGTTTACAAAAAATGAAGAGCATGATGACATTATGTTAGAAGTGCAACAAAACAAAGGTACTGCTTGGGTACCAGCACTTAACCTTAACGAAGCCCGTAAACGATTACATTCAATGATGACTGTACTCGAATGGGTAGAGGAGCATGACAAATGAAACTAGAAGAAACTGTTTGGCACAAAAATAGTGAACCATTAGTTAAAACAAAATATTTTTATGTATGGAAGGACAAGTATCCAGTAACTGAAGGACACTTATTGTTTGTTCCTAAAGAAGAAGATTGGCATCATTTAGCACAATGCTATAAGGCCGCTTACCAATGGGGTTATGATTGGGTACAAAAAGGATTTTGTGATGCTTATAATATTGGTCAGAATGTTGGCCGTGAAGCAGGGCAAACTATAATGTATGCTCATGTACATTTAATTCCTAGACGTAAAGCTGATATGTCTGATCCTACTGGCGGAGTACGTCATGCTATTCCGGAAAAAGGAAACTATAAACAAAACGAAGCTGATCCACAACAAATGAAATTGTTCGAAGAATGAGAATCGCGGCATTAGGTTGCAGTCATACAGCCGGTTATCAAATAACAAATGTACCAAAAGATGATGTTCCTTTAACACAAGAGAACTGGCCCTTTTCTGGTCGTTGGCAAGATAACAACTGGGCAGAAGAATATATTAATAGTAAAGATGCTGATGGTGTAATATTTGCAAGAATTGGGAATGGCTGGTATGAATACAGCGAATGGTTAAGTTTTCTTTTTAAAAAATATAATGATATTAAGGAAGTTATAGTACAAAATACTTACTGGAATAGATTTCGTGTAACATCAATTAATCCACCGGATTACGAACACATGATTCCACTAGAAGCATTATATAAGCACGAAACAACGAAAGGAAACATCGATTGTTGGACAAAACACGTAGAAATAAAGGATTCTGATAACCCTGAGTATAGAGTTATTGATGCTCCGCATCAAATTAGGGCAAAAGATTACTTAAATACAGTAAACGTAAACATCACGTACTATCCTAGATTTAACTGGAATGAACCTGACTTACGAAAAATCTCGTATATGGAGGGCAAAACATGGTTAGAAATCATGAGCCTGAAATCGCAACGAGAATGGCTTAAAGAAATATATATTTTACAAGCACTATGTAAAGAAAATAATGCCAAACTAAAATTGTTTGGTTTAAATAAATGGACTTGGATACCCTCAAAAATGGAAGATTATTTCAATTTTGATAGTACTCAAGTAGCAACGAATTCTGTAGAAGATTGGTTTTCTCAGAATAAAGGGATTGATATTCAAAAACATACTGTCGATGATGAACACTATTCAAAAGACATTCATCGTATTATAGCTTTAGAGTATCTTCCATCTCAATTTGATAACAATAACTTGTAAAGGAGAGTACAATGCGAGACAAATTATTAGATGCTTTTAGGAGTCATGTATCTGGTATGATAGCAAAACACGTAGCCAATATTGAGGTTTTACTCACGGCTAGTGTTGGAGTTGCTGAACATCCAGATATTATCGAAACTATTAGCAAAGAAATGGAACTTGTAGCCAAATACGATGAAATGCTCGAAATGGCAAACAAACATTTTTAATTACTTGACAAGAAGCTTAATATATTGTATTATAGTATATAAAGTAAAGTAATGGCAATCCACTGCCTTAACATCGGAGAATAAAATTGGGAAAAGTAAGCGAAGCAATTAAAAAAAGACTTAAAGAGTCTAATATAAGATTTTATGCTAATGACAATATTAGCGAACATATCTATGATGACGAGAGAGATCAACTTCAAATTGAAGTGCAAGAGGCATTTCAAAAAGTTCTTGATGCATTAATAATAGATACTGAAAATGATCACAATACTCGGAGTACTGCAAAACGGGTAGCAAAAATGTACGTCAACGAAATATTTGGCGGACGTTATAAAAGCAGACCAGCAGTTACCAGTTTTCCGAATATGGGGTATAAAAGTTTATACACTAGTGGACCAATTAGTATTAGGTCCACCTGTGCTCACCATTTTCAAAACATTGTTGGTAATGCATGGGTAGGAATTATTCCCGAAGATGAAGTTATCGGTCTTAGTAAGTTTAATCGACTTGTTCACCATGTTGCTGAACGCCCTCAAATACAAGAAGAAATGACTACAGAGATTGCTAACGAGTTGTCTAAGTTTGCAAAAACAAGACACGTGGCAGTTGTAGTTAAAGCAGAACATCATTGTATGACACAACGTGGTGTAAAAGAACACGAAAGTGATATGACTACTGCTATCATGTTAGGTGCATTTAACGAAGATCCTGCACTAAAACAAGAATTCTATGATATTTGTTTGAGTATGAAAGGACACGGATAATGGATAGTGTTGCTTCGCTTACCACACCCAGAGAGTTTTGGGACCGAAAGGTTGATAAGGCAATACAAATGTTTGAGTATGGTGCTTGGACAGAAGAAAAGTTTTTGGACGAAATGTCCAGATTAGGCTATGATAAGGCTGTTATAAGGGAGAAGATATATGAAGGCTAGAGTGTGCGAATCATTCTATAGTGTACAAGGAGAAGGTAGATTTGTTGGTGTACCTTCGGTCTTTTTACGTATGTTTGGTTGTAATTTTAAATGCCGTGGTTTTGGAATGCCACGTGGTGAATTGGCAAATGATTATGATCTAATTGCTAAAGACCACCTGGAAAACCCGGATAAGTATAAAGTATTGAAAGATTTACCATTAGTGCATAGGGGTTGTGATTCTTATGCATCGTGGGATCCTAGATTTAAAAAATTTACTACGGATTACCAACTAGATGATTTAGTTGATGAATTACTTTCTCTTACACCAGAAGGCAAATGGACTTGCGATAATGGGCAAGATATCCACCTAGTAATAACAGGGGGTGAACCACTGCTCGGATGGCAAAGGATGTACATAGAGCTATTTGAACATCCTCGAATGGGAGATTTAAAAAATGTTACGTTTGAAACAAACACAACGCAAGAGCTTAGAGATGATTTCCGAGATTATATCGGATCTAAAGCAAGATTTCATACTACTTGGTCGTGCTCTCCGAAACTTACTGTCAGTGGCGAGTTATGGAGTGATGCTATCAAGCCTGAAATTGCTAATTCATATTTTACTGTCCCTGACACTCACTTGTATCTTAAGTTTGTGGTCGCTGATGAAGTGGATGTGGACGAAGTTACAAAAGCTGTGGAAGAATATAAATCTGCCGGAGTTGAGTGTCCCGTCTATTGTATGGCCGTGGGCGGGTGCTATGAAGAATACCAAGAAAACGCAAAAACAGTCGCCAACCTCGCAATGGGACGAGGATGGAGATACACGCCAAGATTACACGTCGATATCTTCGGGAACTCCTGGGGAACTTGATATGGATAAACTTAGAAGTTCAGGAATATGAAAATGTTAGATAAAATAAAAGAAATGATTAAAGGTAAAAAGGATCCTAAAGAAAAAGATCGTCTTACTTTATTAATGGAAGAAAAAAAGAAAGCTACTAAAAACAAGAAACCTTGGGTAGCTGTCTTGGAAACTCACGTTAATGAGCATGATATTAAAAATGGATTCTTTGAACTTGATTGGAACAACGAATTTATAGAACAACTATTAGATGCTGGTTACAAAGGAGAAAGTAATGAGCAAATAGTAGACGGTTGGTTTAAAGACGTTGCACGTAATATCTTAAAAGAACAAGGCTTTGATCCAACACGTGGTGCAGGTTATATCAATGTTGGTCCAGCTAATAAGGATGGTAAAAGTGAGGTATCGTGATAGAAATTCAAACTCTAAAAAGTCAAGACCCTCTAAATAGTTATGCACCCCATTGGGACATTAAGTTCGGTGTCGCAACTTGGGATGATAACGAAAAGATTGAAAAATTAAAAAAATACCTTTTAAAAAAAGAAGATGACATATTAAAAATGGAGCCTGGACTACATGACGGTGCTACAGGTTTAGGATACGAATCTGTTACTGCAAGGTTTGGTAAGTATAATCTTTTTGATTTTATAGATGAAGAAGAAACACTAGGCGATCTTTTAAAATGGTTACAAAAACAATATTTAGATTTTGTAGAGCAAGATAAAACTCCAGTAGAGGATTTATTAATTGTTTGCTGGTATAATATTATGAATGTAGGTGGAAAAATAAATGCACATAGCCACGGAGCGGCACCTATAACATACCTTAGTGGGAATATGCATTTAGACAATTATAATACAAAAACATATTATCAATACCCATATGAACCAGATATTTTTCATCATTTACAAAATAAAAAAGGACAAATAACTTTTTTTCCAGGTTACATAATGCATCACACAGACGAATTTGAAGGACCAGATAAAAGATTAAGTATTGCATTTGATCTATGGATTAAAAAATTTGGAGTCCCAAGTCCATTAAAAACCAAAGAATTTATGAGTGAGGAAATAGCACATGAAATACGTTCTAGTTGATACAGCAAATACTTTCTTTAGAGCTCGTCATGTAGTACGTGGCGAACTTGATATGAAGGTAGGTATGGCGTTTCATATTACTTTTAATAGCTTAAAGAAAGCATGGAATGACTTTGATGCTGACCATATTGTATTTTGTTTAGAAGGTCGTAGTTGGCGTAAAGATGTTTACGAACCATATAAAAGAAATAGACAAGATCAACGAGCGGCTTTGACCGAAAAAGAACAAGAAGAAGAAAAAGTTTTTTGGGAAACATTTGATAACTTTAGAGATTTTATAGTAAACAAAACAAATTGTACTGTTTTACATCACCCAGAATTAGAAGCTGATGATTTAATTGCAGGTTGGATACAACATCATCCTAATGATGAACACGCAATTATATCAACAGATGGTGATTTTACACAATTAATTTCACCAACAGTATGTCAATATAACGGTGTATCAAATGTAACTATTACACACGAAGGTTATTTTGACGATAAAGGCAAACCAGTACTTGATAAAAAGACAGGCAAAGATAAAGAGGCACCTAATCCTAAATGGGCACTTTTCCAAAAATGTGTCCGTGGAGATACAAGTGATAATGTATTTTCTGCATATCCAGGCGTTAGAAATAAAGGCACTAAAAACAAAGTAGGCTTAGAAGAAGCATTTAACGATATGACAACAAAAGGTTACAGTTGGAATAATTTAATGTTGCAACGTTGGGTAGATCACGAAGGAAAAGAGCATAGAGTATTAGACGATTATAATCGAAATGTAGAACTATGTGATTTATCTGCACAACCGGAAAATATTAAAGAAAAAATTAAAAATACGATTGTTGAAAACGCACAACCTAAAAATATTCCGCAAGTAGGTTTGAGACTTATGAAATTTTGTGCATTATACGATATGCAAAGAATAACAGACAATGCTCAGGCTTATGCTGAACCACTACAAGCGAGGTATCCTGTATTATGACAGATGTAAAAGCTAAAGAAATTTTAAAAAACAAATTTTGGATAATTGAAGATATGCAAAGTGCTAAAAAAATAGGCACGTTATCTAAAGACGAAAACAATCATTATATGTATTGTTGCCAAAACAATCCAACTAATAGACTTAATTCTAAAACTGAATATTATAATTGCTTAAAAGATCTTAAAAAAGGAATTGGCGGTAATATACTTTGGACTAATGCTACCATAAGTGATGCTACTAAAAGTGTTGATAAAGAAATTTACGGATTATCAACTAGTACTGTACCGTACAATGCTGTTTACGATCTTAAAAGGAAATTTGCATTATTCACTAAAAGTAAAAAATCTAAGAGTTTATATTGTGCTGGTTTCTTTATAATTCATTTTGATAAGGGTTGGGTTAAGAGTTTTTGTCCTAAACTAGTTACACTTGAAAAATATGAACATAAAGGACCATTTAAAACTGAATTAGAAATGCGTCAGGAGTTAAGTCGTGCAAACCGTTAAACCTTTAAACACTATTCCACTAGAGCAATTTATTGATAAAGTTAAAATTGCTGAGAATTCAAAACAAATTGAAGTTAAAATAGAGATCAAAGAAGCTAAAAATCTTGCTCTTACATTAGGTGGAGTAATGTCTAGATTACACGGAGATCTTGAAAAATTAGTAGATCAAGCTAATAAAACAGAAGAAGTCGTTAATATTACTATGGACGGCGGATCTAAGTGGAAATAACACCATAATTCACCTCTACAACAACCTCTACTCATAAAGTAAACTGCGTACATAACTACTATATTGAGATAAATATTAGTAAGGAAAAGAATATGAGTAGACCAAAACCGGATATTATATTAGAGAACGTAAACAAAAAGACATATCGTTCAGAACAAGTTCTGAAGGCCGATGCCATATGGGCTGTCTTTTATCAGAATAAACCTTTCAATTTAAAATCATCAAATGTGTTAACAAACTATCCAGGACCAAAATAT